CTCGGGCTATTCGGCCTATGAGGCCGACCGTTCAGACAATGAATGGATTACGTACTAAATGACCCCAGCCACCGGCTACGCGACCGCCCCGGCGACAGTCTCGACGGGTAGCACAGCCGCGCCCAAAACAGACTACTGGCCGCTGGAAAGGTGCAAGAACGCCTATCTGGACTATCTTGCCGGGAAGGCGGACGAGATCGAGGAGCAGAAGGACGCGCGGCGTTATTACCACGGCGCGCAGCTGACGCAGAAGCAATACAAGGTGCTGGAAAAGCGCCGTCAGCCGCCGCAGATCAGGAACCGGATCAATCGCAAGATTGACGGCACGATTGGACTGCTGGAACGGCTTCGCCAAGACCCGAAGGCTTATCCGCGCACGCCCAAGCAGGAGGATGGAGCCGATCTGGCGACCGCTGTTCTGCAATACGTATTGGATGAGCAGCAATGGAAAGCGGTCTCGCCGGAATGCAGCCGGGATGCTGCGATCGATGGCGTTGGCGGCATCGCGCTGGAGTTGATCCAGGGCGATCAAGGCGACCCGGAAATTGGCTTCGATCTGGTTGAACCGGACTCGTTTTTTTACGATCCGCGTTCCTATCGCGCCGATTTCTCTGACGCTGGATACATGGGCGAGGGCAAGTGGTTCGACGTGGACACCGCTGCCGATCTGTTCCCGGACCATGCCGAGGAAATACGCGGCGAGGGTACGGACAGCACCCTGTTTACCAGCCTCCCGGATCGTGAGCGCAAGTGGTTCTCGTTCGAGGGTGGCAAGCGGTTAGTCCGCATTGTCGAGCTTTGGTACAAGCACAAGGGCGGCAAGTGGTGCTGGGCAATCTTTACTGGCGACACAAAGCTGATGGAAGGCGAGTCCTATTTCTTCGACGAGAAGAAAAAGACGATTTGCCGCTACATCATGTTTGCCTGCAATGTCGATCACGACGGCGACCGCTATGGGTTTGTCCGTCATATGAAATCGACGCAGGATTCGCTGAACTTCAAACACTCCAAGATGAATCACATGCTTGCGAGCAAGCGGATATTCGTCACAAAGGGGGCTGTTGACAACATCGAGCGGACCCGGACGGAAGCGGCGCGCGCCGATGGCGTGGTCGTTGTCAACGGCAAGACGGTCGCGGACGGCATCAAGACCGACGATCAGTCTTTCGATTTCGCCGGTCTTGCCAAGCTCCTCGATGAGGACAAGCAGGAATTGGACAATTACGGGCCTAACCAGGCCCTGATTGGCGACATGACCAACACGTCGGGCCGAGCCATTCAATTGCTTCAGCAGGCCGGTATGGCCGAGCTAGGGCCGTATATTCTTGCCTGGCGCGGTTGGAAGATCAGGGTCTATCGCGCGATCTTCAACGCCGTGCAGCGGTACTGGAAAGCGCCGCGCTATATCCGCGTCACGGACAGCGAGGAAGTTCAGCAGTTCGTTCAGATCAACGGCGTTGGGATTGACCCGCAGACCGGATTCCCGGCCATGGTCAACGCGCTTGGCTCATTGGATGTCGATATCATCCTTGATGAAGGGGCGGATCACGTCAACGCGCAGGCCGACCTTTACGATACCTTGCAGCAGGTTATTCCGGCCGTGGCTCAGATGCTGACGCCGCCGCAGGCGCAAGCTGCCGTCAAGCTATTGGTCGATTCCTCGTCCCTGCCATCGGATGCCAAGAAGCAATTCAGGCAGGCGTCACAACAGCAGCCGCCCGATCCGATGCAGCAGCGCGCGGCTATGGCTGAACTAGCCGGCAAGGAAGCCCAGGTTCAGGAAATCCAGTCGAAGGCCGTTCTCAACATGGCGAAGGCGCGCGAAAGCGGGATGCCTGACATGGGCGCACCGCAGCAGCCTGCCGAGTACGAATTGCCTCCCGAGATACAGAACGCGCAGGCGATTGCCGACATCAACGAGACCAACGCGAGCGCGGAGCATAAGCGCGCGCAGGCGGCTCATATCACGACACAGACGGCTCTAGCGCCGCTCGACATGATGGCAAGCCATGCCCAGCAGGCCGCAGACCGCGATCAGCGGGCAGAGCAGGCCGAACGGCAGGCTAGCAGGCCGCAGAACTCGTAAGGCACCACGAAACGGGCCAACCGCGCACGCTGACGGCGATACGTCGGCATACGTCACGCCACGAAACGGCGACTTGAGGAAAACATGGACCTGAACAACGGAGACCTTCTCGATTCTGCAATGACTGACGAGCCTGTGGTGACGCAAGAGGCGGCAGCGCCTCAAGCCGATCAACAGGACGCTGGACAGCCAAGGGACGATCAGGGCCGGTTTGCGGCAACGCAGGGTGAGCCTGCCGAGCAGCAGACGGAACAATCTCAACAGCCGCCGCAGGGCTTTGTCCCTTCTGGCCGGTTGCGGGAGGAGCGCGAGGCGCGGGAAGCGGCAGAGCGTCGTTTCCAGGAAGCGCAGGCGCAATGGCAACGTGAATTGCAGCAAATCCGCTCGCAATTGCCACAGCCTGAACAGCCCAAGGCTCCCGACGTGTTTGAAGACCCGAATGGGTTTCTCAATCATGGCGTCCGGCAAGCAATCGATCCCATTCAAAGCCAGATCGGCCAGTTGCGGGAGTTTTACTCGCAGCGCGAGGCCGTCAGAGAGCATGGGGCCGATAAGGTGAAGGCCGCTTACGATTGGATTGCGGAAGGGATGCGGATCAACGATCCGGCCCGAGCCTCGATCTATCAGCGGGCGATGCAGTCGATGGACCCTTACGGCGAAATCGTCTCAGAGCATCAGAAAAGCACCATCTACAGTCAGATCGGTAACGATCCGCAAGCCTGGTTCGGCAAGACGCTGGAAGAGCGTTTGTCGTCGGACCCGAAGTTTGCGGCCGAGCTTTTGCAGAAAATCCAGGGTGCCGTTCAAGGCCAGTCCGATCCTCAAGGACAAGGCAACAACATCATCAACGTGCCGCCGAATTTGAGGCGCGCTCCTGGTGCCCGTGCAGGCTCTGCCGAGTCGGGCGACATGAGCAATGCGTCACTGCTGGCGGCGTCATTGCGCTAGACATCTGCATAATCGACAAAGTAGCCCGCCTCTGGCGGGTTTTTTGTTGAGCGGATGACGGCGCTAGAGGATAAAAACCATGGCCGTCACGAACGTTTCGAGCAACAACAAGCTCGTCAAATACACCACTGAAATCAACCGCGAGTGGGTTCGCGGTAATGCGTTCTCGCCCTACCAGAGCGAGAGCCTGAACGCGATCATCCGCATTCGCACCGACTTGGAAGGTGTGAACGGCGGCGAGCAGATGAGTATTCCGCTCGTGCGTCGCTTGCAGGGCACCGGCAAAGGCGTCGGCACTCTTGTCGGCAACGAGGAGAAGATCGACAACTACGGGCAGCGTTCCTGGATCGACTGGGCTCGAAACGCTGTCGCGACCACGAAGGCAGATCAGCACAAGGACTCGGCTGACATCTTCGGGGAGTCCAAGCCCTTGCTTTCGGACTGGATGAATGAGTTAAAGCGCGACGAGCTGATTGCCGCGCTGATGGCTCTCCCGTCAGAATCGCCACCCGCGAACCTCGGTTCGGACGATGGCGACCGGGTGAACGGCATCCGCTACGAAGACGCGACCGCTGCCCAGCGCAATACCTGGAACAGCGACAACTCTGACCGGGTGCTGTATGGCGCGGCCACGTCCAATTACAACGCGACGCACTCGACCGCGCTCGCAACGCTCGACACCACTGCCGACAAGTTCACCGCTTCGAACCTGTCGCTGCTGAAGCGCATTGCGAAGAATGCCAACCCGAAAATCCGTCCTTACAAGTTGGGCGATGGCCGGGAGTATTTCGTCGCATTCGCCGGCACGAACCCGTTCCGCGATCTGAAGGCCGATCTTCAGACCGTGAACAAGGATGCGCGGCCTCGCGAAAATAATGGCGTTGCCAATAACCCGATCTTCCAGGACGGCGACCAGATTTATGACGGCGTGATTGTCCGGGAAGTCCCGGAAATCTCCGCGTTCGTCACCAATGTCTGGACGACCCTGCTGACGGCCGGCGCGTCGTCTGCCCGCGTCGAGCCGGTGTTCCTCTGCGGTCAGCAGGCGGCATACATGGCGATCGGTCAGATGGCCCGCCCGACGTTCCGCAAGGAGGACGACTACGGGATGATCAAGGGCGTTGGCATTGAGGCGGCGTATGGCGTCGGCAAGATGTTCTCCAAGAGCATCAACAACTCCAAGCTGGTGCAGTGGGGTGTCGCGACGGGCTTCTTCGCGTCGGCCGCTGACTGAATCATCTAGGGGGGCTTCGGCTCCCCTTTTCCATTTCAATTGAAGGAATCCCGCCATGACTGGCACTCTCAACAATCAAAGGCCGGCGCAGGACATCGGCTACGGCGTCGTGCAGTTTCTGCGCAAGACCATCACCTATCTGGATGACGGCAAGACCGTCGATATCGGCACGATCCCTGACGGGGCTGTGATCCTCAAGGCGCTGTCTGGCGTGCAGGTCAATGTTGCCTTCAACGGCGGCACGACCAACACGCTAGATATCGGCCCGTCCACTGACGCCGGCACGAACCTTTGGGCGACGCTGCTTGCGCTCGGTTCGATCGCGTTCGTTCCGCTTGACGAGGCTGTGAGCTTCGCGATCTCCGGCGACACGCTGGCACAGGCCAAGGTGGTTTCGACCGCCGGCGCATCGGCCGGCTCGGCTGACATCGTTATCGCCTACGTGGTCTAACTCTCATGTCCAAGACCGCCGACAATCTTGTCTATGAGGTTGCTGCACTGCTCGGCATCTCCGTGGCCGGCGAGGCTTTGGGGTCTGTCGAGTATGCGACGATCGACGGCAATATTGACCCGGTTTTGGCCGAGATTGAGAGCATCGTTTACATAGGCGATCGGGACGACATCCCGGACGCCTATTTTCAAACTATCGCCCGGCTCGTTGCGGTTCATTCGGCTGCGAAGTTCAGTAATGCGCCGGTCGATCTTGACGCGGTGGAGCGGCACGAAGCGCGGTTGCGCTATCTGGTGGCCTCCAATGCGACCTACGAGCCTGCGCAGGGCGAATACTACTAATGACGGCGTTGCCCTTCCCGCTCATCTCAGCGCCGGGCCGCGACTCTCAGGCGACTGGAGGGCGCATCGTCAATGCGTACATGGAGAAACTGAGCAGTACGGCAGGGCAGAAATATGCCTATTGGCGCGCGCCTGGCTTGACCTTGTTCAAGGCTATCACCGGAACGAACTTTCGCGGCGCGTTGCTGGTTGGTTCGTTGCTCTATGTGGTGGTGGACGACAAGGCGTATTCGGTCACGAGTAGCGGGACCGTCACGCAGATGACTGGCACTGTCAGCGGCACGGCTGGCGTGTTCATGGCGCGCAACAATGCTGCGACGCCTGATATTGTGATTGTCTCGCCGGGTGACGGCGCAATGATTATCTCTGCCGGCGCGGTGTCGAGCTATCCCGACGCCGATGTGGCGCAGCCTAATTCAGTCGTATTCCATAAGGGGTTTTTCGTTTTCACCTACGGCGACGGCAAGACCCGCACATCGGGCATCAATTCGACTTCTGTCTCGACCACTGACGTTGCAACCGCTGAAAGCAAGCCGGACAGCCTGTTGCGGGCGATCCCGCTCGGCAACGGTCAAATCCTGCTCTGCGGCGATGCTTCAATTGAAGTGTGGGGCGGGCAGAACGACACGGCCTATCCGTGGAGTTACATCGCCACGATCCCGCGCGGCATCATCGGGGCCTATGCCATCGCCGGTCACGAGGATGGGTTCGGCAAGGGCGTCTTCTTCGTCGGTGATGACTTCGGCGTCCATACGCTGAACGGCTATCAGAC